TAACGCTCAGCGCCAGCGTGCTGGCGTTGAACAGCTTGCGGATCAGATCAAGGCTCTGGTTGTCAGCGCCCGTGAACCCAAAAATGGCCTGATGGGGATCACCCACGGCAATCAGGCGGCCAGTGTGCGGGCGCAGCATCTTGCGCGCAATCTCACGGCGCACGGCGTTGGTATCTTGCGCCTCATCAATCAGCACCCAATCCTTGGGCCAGAAGCGCAGGCGGCGCAACAGCGGCAGGTAGCACATGTCATCAAAGTCAATGGTGTCACGGTCAGCGTTGCTCAGCGCCAGCACCCGCTCAGCGGTGGTGACCAGATCAGCCACCTGATAGTCATCAGGCAGGCGGTCAGCCACGTCATGGCGGTTGATCAGTTCAACCCAGTAGCTGGGCTTCACAACCGGCACCAGATTGTCAACGCCAAAGCCGGTCTGCTTGGCAAGGCCAACCAACTGGCAAATGGCGGTGACTTCACCGTCAGCAGCGTCACGCACGGCAAAGACGCCGCTCTGGCTCTTGACCAGACCGTCAACGATGTCACGCACCTTCTTGTCATTGACCTGAATGGCCTTGTTGGCGCTGCGCAGGGCGCTCATGCCCGCGCTGTGAAAGGTGGCGGCATTCTTGCCGTCAGCGCCCTTGTTGGGCAGGCCCATGGCCGCCAGCTTCTGCTTCAACTCAGCAGCCATCTTGGTGTTGTAGGCACCCAGAAAAACCTCGCCCTTCATGCGCTTGACGCCTTCAAGCAGCGTGGTGGTCTTGCCTGCACCGGCAACCGCCTCAAGCACGCAGCTACCGCTGCCGTTAGAAATCCAGTCAAGAAACTGGGCCTGCTCAGGTGAAGGGGTAAAAACTTTGGTGGTGGTCATGGTGAAAACCTCAAAATGTGCCGGGGCACCAGCGCCCCGGTACATCTCGTATACGTCATAAGCGACCCCCATGTAAAGCGACTAAATGGACCCCGCTGAAGAAAAGTCGCTCAGCCCCACGCCTGCCGTTGCCGGTCGGTCTGGTAGCGGTAATGATCATTCCACCACAGGGCGTACATGTCATGCAGCGCATGCTCACGCACGCTGTCCTTGAAGTTGGCGTAGTCAATGGCCATGATGCGCTGGGCCACCAGATCAGCCCAGACCTTGGCGGGCACGCTGACGCGCCAGCGGTAGTCACGCTTGGTGGTCTCCATGACCTTCATCTTGGGGAACAGCTTGGTCAGGTGCGCCTTGCGCCGGGCGCGCACCAGCAGGTGGCCGGGCCGGTCTTTGTCTTGCACAGCACTGACAAACGCGTCGTTAAAACAGAACCACATTACTTGCCTTCTTTCTGCTGGATGCCCAGCCGCATATCCTCAATCTCACGCTCAAATTGGCCCAGCCACTCAAAGCGCTCATGCCACGCCGCCTGCGCACTGCGCTGGGCCTCAGGCCCGTGCGGCATGGTCTGGAAATTTCTGCCGTGCCAGCAATCACTGGCACCGCGCATGGCCTTCTCAAGGCCATGCAGGGCCGTCAGCACCTCACCCAGTTGGGTGAGCAAGCTTTCAGCGGTGTTGCCGTTCAGGTTCGGCGCGGGGGTCAACAGGTGACGGCGCATGGTCACTGCCCCGCGTCATCAAGGGCGGTCAGGGCCTCATCCAGACTGCTGACGGCGCTGTCAGCGGCGTCATAGGCGGTCTGAAGCTGATTGGTGGCTTCTTCCATGGCCTGCCCGCGCTCAGACTGCTGAAGGCCCTCAGGCAGGTTGTTGAACCCGTCTTCCTCTTCACCCTTCAGGGTGTCTATCTGGTCACGCAAATCCTCAAGCGCGCTCTTCAGCGTGTCAAGTTCAGCATGCAGCTTGGTGATGCTCTTGCGGCGGTCGTTGTTCATGATCTTAGTTCCTTATGATATCTGGCGGGCACCATTGCACCGCCAGTCTCACCACCGCACCAGTCAAAGTGGGTGGGCAGTTTGCCGTCAGGCCCCACGTAGGCCCACTGGCGGTCTATGATGCCCTCAATGTCATTGCCCCGGTCACGCACCAGCCCAATGCGGTGGTGGTGCAGGCTGTGGGCCTCACACAGTTGCGCTGCCATCCTCACGGCCTCAGCGTAGGTGTCACAGACGGTTGTCTCATAGATGTCACCGTCACCATCGGCGTCAGGTGCCTCAAGCACCTCAACCAGCCATTCAATGATCACTGTGGATTTGGCCATCACAGCACCTGCGCGCCAGCAAGGGTGATGGCGCGGTAGTGGTCATAGGCACCGGGCATGATCTCCACGTTGAAATCAAATATGCTCAGGTCAGGCACAATGGCTTGGCGCATGTGCACGTGGGTCAGCAGGGCTGCCCACTCTGGCGTGGCGCGCAGGGCCTCAAGGCTCAGCACGTCTTCACCAGCGGCCACAGGGGCCTCCCACGCCTTGATGGCGGCAATGCCAGCCTCAGCGCCCTCACGGGTGGCGTAGGCGTAGGGCACCGGCACCCAGAAGTCAGAGCCGGGCGTGTGGTCTACGTAGTAGCGCCCGTCTTCATCAAAGGCGATGACCCAGTTGGCGGTGCGGGCATCAAGGTGGGGGTAGAGGTTGGTTGAGAAAAGTTCAAACATTTGGGTTGGCTCCAAAGGGGGTTGAGTCCCCTAAGTAGCATCCTTCATGCCTGATTGTAAAGCGATATTTAGTGGTTTACGCGAATTTCATCATCATCGCCGTCAGCCGCCTCAACAGGCAGGCCGTGCACCGGCTTGCCCTCAGCGGCGGCGCTTTCCATGAGCGTACCGGCGTTGATGATCAGGCAGGCCGGGCAGACGCCGTGCTGCTTGGCAATCTCATAGGCCGCACCAAACAACAGGTCCAAGGCAGCGTCATATGCCGTGCCGTCTGCGTCAGGCTCTTCAGCCATCGGTTCTCACCCAGTAGCGGTAGGCCACCACGTCATCAGGTGAATTGACGTGATCCCACCGCAGGCTCTTGACCTTGCGCCCCCGGCCATCAAGCCCGTCACGGAACTTCACCACCACCACCGTCTCAGGCGGCATGGGCGGCACCGGGCCACCGGGCCAGTCAAACCAATCCGTCAACCGCTCAGGCATCAGATCACTCCAAACCACAGCAGCAACGCCAGCACCAGCACCAGCGCCGCCACACATACCGCCGCCTTTTCAGGCGTCCACCCCGTCATAGCCAAGTCTCCAAGATCACCGGGTCGTCAGACACGTCACGCTCAAGCCGCGTCAGACCCATGTCCACCAGCAAAACTTCACGCAGCACCTCAAGATCAGCGCTGATAAGAATGCTGTTGGTGGGCTGCTCACCCCTGAACTGTCGCGCCACGTAGCAGTGCGGGTAATCACGCGGATGATCATAGACCGTCCAGATAGACAGTTGTTGAGCGTCACTCATCACAGCACCCAGAAGATGAAGGCAAAGATCAATATCAGCGCGGCCTCAGTCAGCGCGCCTACAACCACGCCAAACCAGAACGCGCCTTGCGGCGTGGGCGCTGGCTCAACATGATCCCAGTCATACTTGTTCACTATGCTCCCTCAGAATACGCCTGACATCGTTATACTTGCGCCTAGCCTCACACCACGCTGCCCGCCCTGCGCGCCATGCTGCCCGTTCTTTATCTTCACGCTCTTGTTTCATCTGATGAATAAACCCCCGATACCTAAATTGCACATCGGCCTCATAACATTCAACAGAGCAAAATTTTGTAGCCTGCCTGTAGCGGGCACCACATCTATAACAACACCGATCACGCCCCATATGACGCCATTGGTAATCACAAATCTCACACCAGTTAGAACAGAACTCACTGACACGTCCATTAGACCCATAACAATATTGACACGTTTTATTGTCACGGCGGCAGCTAGTACAACAATAGCCATCTTCAAACGAACTAGAGTTGAAATTGGCCTTGCCACAATTACAGATGTTGGCACCCCATAATTCAGGGCAGATGTCCCATAACTCAGACGTGTTCACCGCTTACTCAGCTTCAGCTTCTTGCGCTTGCGCTTGGGCTTTCCACGTTTGCCGCCCAAGCTTGCCTTCACGGTGCTGGTGGCGGGCTTTTTCTGCAAGGGCATGGTGGGCCTCAGGGTTGTCTGCCAGATACCGGGCGCGCCCGTCACGCATCTTCTGCTTGGTGGCCTCAGACCAGCGCCGCGTCTTGCCGGTGGCGTCCTTAATGGTGTTCAGCAGCACCTTGGGGTGGCCCATCCAAAACGTCTCACGCTCAGGGTCAGCATCAAGCACCTCAACATGCCACTCATCAGGCTGGGTAGCCGACCACAGGTCTTGCAGCGCCTTGCACGTGTGCAAGCCATTGATCAACCTGTGCCTGTGCCACGTCAGCCGGTTGTAGACGCACCGGGCAGAGCCGCCCACGTAGCCCGCGCCTGACACGTGCATGATGGCATAGACGCCCGGTAGACCACGCTCACAGACCAGCCAGCCCATCAGACGCCGTGCCTGAAAAGTTGCTTGGGCTTGCCCTCACCTAAGCGCGTCCTTTCATACTTATCCCATTCACAAAGCATGTTCTGCACGTCTTGGGCGTCAGGCACCGGCCAGCCCTCAGCGGCAAACAGCGGGGCCAGTTCCTGCCGCAGGGCCAGCAGCTTAAGCCTGAAATCATCTTCACGCCACGGGGTGTCTTTGGGCCGGTCAAAGATGCGGTTCAGCCCACGGCGGCTGCCCGGCCCGCTGGCGCAGAAGGTAAACCAGTCACCGGCTTCTTTCAGCGCGGGCGTGGCGTGCTTGATATCCGCAATCACCTGCGCCGCCATGAAGCTGGCCATGCCAAACCACAGGCCAAGCTGCATGTGCCAACTGGTCAGCGTGTCACCTTGCTGCGGCCTGATCTGCTCACGCTTGCGCCACATGGGGGTCAGCACGTTATCGGCAATGTAGATGCACTTGTCACCGGGCGTGCGGGTGCCAATGATGTAGGCCGCAGACCACACGCGCTCACCGGCATGCTTGCGGGCCATGCCCACGTCAATGAAGTGACCGGGGTCCCACGGCAGCGTGATGCCGCCCAGCGCCGTCAGCATGGGCACGTTGTTGATGTGCCGGGCCACCACAAAGGCGTGCCACAAGTCTGGGTGGTCAGCGTGCGGCTCACGCCAGTTGACCCGCAACCAGTCGGTCACGGTGTCAAGTTCTCGGTACATGTTGCAGAAGCGGTAGGTCTTCAGAATGGGGTCATCAGTCCACGTTTCCGGGGGTGCCCCGGCAGCGCGCTTCAGGTAGATGGTGTGCCGCTTACTAGCGAACACCCAGATGTCATCAACGCGCATGCCGGTGCCCCTCAGGTGTTGGCCGCCTATTCAGCGGCTATGGCGTCAGTCTCAGCGTCACCTTCAGGTCCGTTGGCCTCAGGGTCAACCCCGGCCTCAAGCCCGGCCTCAGGCCCGCCCTCAGGCTGCTCCACCTCAGGCTGCTTGACCTTCTTGGCCCGCTTGGTCTTGGCCGTCTTGCCCTTGGCCTTCTTGGCCTTGGCCTTGACCTTCTTGGCAGCTTTGTCCTTCTTGACCCGCTTGGCCTTGGGGGCGGGCGTGGCGTCGTCACCCTCAGGCGTGGTCAGCTGGATGAAGTTGCGGCCGGGGTCGCTGTCATAGGCAATGTCAGTGGCCCACAGGCCATTGGCCTTGGCCTCCCTGACGGTCATGCCGTCACGGTACAGGTCAAACCGGGCGCGGGCGGCGCTGCCCTCACGCTTGGGGTTGTCTTCAGCAAGTACGGTGATGATGGCGTTCTCATCAATCCGTTTACGCGTTACAGCCATTTTAGTCTTCCTTTTACTGTTGCAGGTAAATGTCCGCTCGACACATAGCTGTACACTCCGTTCCATCAAATGTAAAGGTCGTAACTTCTTTGTGTATTCTGCGCTGCCTGTATCGTCAACTTCTGCTTGGCACGCGTCACCGCCACGTACCATGTGCGCGCTTCATCTTCAGGCTGGTGCTTGGCCTCAGCCAAGGTGCGCCACGCCATGTCAGTCAGCAGCACAACGTGATCGGCCTGAGCGCCCTTGGCCCCGTGGATGGTGCTGATGCGTATCTTGGGCGGCTCCGTCAGCTTCTGGCCGCCGCGCAGCACGGCGGTCATGTAGACGCGCTCTTCAACCGTGACGCGGGTCAGCGCCTCATGCCAGATGGCGTCAGTCAGCAGGCCACCGGCTTCTTTCAGGTCTTGCATCGTGACCAGTTGCTCACGGTCCTTATAGGCGGGCAGCTTCTTGTGACCCCATGCAAAGCCAATGTTGACTTCCATCTGCTCATAGACCTTGGCGGCCACCTCAACCATCACCTCACCACCCCGGCGCAGGCGCTCCCACGCTACAATGGCGTCAACCACGCTCTGCCGCACTGAGACGCGGTTGCGGTATTCGTACAAGATGCCTGACTTGTGCAAGAACGGCATCACGTCATCACGCAGAAAGCAGGTGTTGCGGGCCAAGATCAGGGTGTCCTGATTGGTGTCAATGCCAGCCTCTTCCAACTGGCTGGTCTGCACCACGCTGCCGCCGCCGTCACGCGGGTTCCATGTCTTGGGCCGCCTATGGCTGATCTTGCCTATGATGCGGTCAGCCACGGCCTGCACCTCAGGCGGCACCCGCCAGCTATGGTCAAGCACGGTCACCATGGCCCCTTGCAGCCCTATGAAATGCTCTACAGCCGCCCCGGCCCAGCGGTAGATGGCCTGATCATCATCACCGGCCACCACCACGCGCCGTGCGCCTCTGGCCAGCACGTCAACCACGCGCCATTGCAGCGCGCTCAGGTCTTGCGCCTCATCAACAAACAGCACGTCAAGCTGCTTGGCCCAGCCTTGCTCTACAAACTCGGCAAGCATGTCAGTGTAGTCCTTCAAACCTCTGGCCCGCTTGAACTCGGCCAGAGCATCTGAGAACTGTTCCACAATATACCAGTTGATCTTGTCACCGCTTTCCATGGTGTCATAGAACTGGCGCAGCGGCATGCAGCGCACCCGCGCCATGTTGTCTATGAACAGGCAGCGGTCACCCGTGCTGAAGCCAAAGGTAGCGCCTTCCTCTAGTGAGAAGTTGGTGCTGATCTCCTTGCCTACGTACTTGGCAAACTCCTGTAGGGTCTTGCCCTCAAGCACCTCAGACTTGTCCATACCCAGCGCCCTGAAGCACAGGCTGTGCAGCGTGCGCACCCACGGCAGCCGGTGAGACGGCAGATTGAACTTGGTCTTGGCGCGGTCCTTGGCCTCTTGCGCGGCGCGCCGGGTGAAGCTGACAAAGCCTATGCTCTCGGGCCGCACGCCCCGGTCAAGTTCACCCTCCATCTGCTCAAGCAGGTAAGTGGTCTTGCCAGTGCCGGGCGGCCCAAGAACAATTTCCATGTCACTGCCCGTCGGTTACAAGCTGCATGTTCTTCAGGCCAGTGTCCACCTGAGCCTGACCGTATTTCTGGTTCAATTCAACCATCTTCAGCAGCTTACCGCCAGCGTTGCAGGTGGCATTGCCTATGCCGGGCGTGACTGAGCCGTTGAGAAGATCGGTCATCAGTGCAGACATCAGGCTGGCAAATTGCTGCGCGGTGTTGATGCCCCGCTCAGCAATCGCTAGGCTTTTGGGGGCGGGTTGCTGCCTTCTTTCAGAAGACGCTTGATCTTTGTCAGTTCGTGTTTGCTTTTTATGAGCCATTGTCTTTCTCCTTGTGGGTTGGTTAAAGCTTGATTGCGGTAGTCTCGGGCATTTCTTAGTTTGCGGTTATGTGTCTGTATTCTATGACATTCCGGTGAGCATGTGTTTTTCTTTGATTTTTCCCCTTCAAATATTTCATCACAAATTATGCAAACTCGCGATACTTTATGACGCGGCCAATTTTCACCACGCGGCTGTCTTAAGTTTTGGCCCGCTAAGCAACCGCACGATTTTTGTTTACCTATCCGGCTGGCAACCATCCATTTTTGATTTCCACAATCACACTGACAAAGCCACCACATAATGGCTACCCCAGATTTCTTACGACGTGCCTCACTTCTGATAGCAACAAGGTTATGAAATCGCAGACCAGTATGATCACGCCGCTTAGAGAGGGCTGGTCTAGAGTTGGCGCATTTTCTTGAGCAAAATTGAGAACCGTAGCCTACAAAATCTTTGCCGCATGTCTTGCACGCCTGCCGGTATTGCACTCTCTGTGGGTTTTTATAATCCCGCCCACATTTTTCTGAACAATATTTGGTTTTACGTGTACCTGCTCTTATCCACGGTAGATGATAGCCGGTGCTACTGCGCCCAAACATTACGGCTCTGGTATCTTTAGTTGGCAGCGCTTTGCCGCAATGCAGGCAAGTGGTCGTTGTCATTTGAGCAAGTCTGCGCTCCCTTTCATTTTGACACTACTATCCCATCACTCAGATTAAAATAATGGATTTGATCACAAAATGATCACGTTAAAAGTGTGCTAGCGCAGGCTAATGTGGGCTACCGCAGGCCACCACAAGCACCGTTAAGCCCCTAGATCATGTGGGTATATTAACGTCCTGAAATACAATGTGATCAATTGACGCTCACCCCAAACATTGTGATTTCCACCCTGACGTAGGGCAGGCCACCGGGCAACGAGGCCCATTTGTCACGCGGCGCGCAGAACGTGACCAGCCCGCTGGCCAAGCCCAGCGCCACCAGCTTCTCAATGTCAGTCAGATCAGTTGACCACACGTTGCCGTCACCACGCGTCACCATGGCCCCCACGCTGCCGCCCTGACCTTCATCAGAGCGGAAGCCGGGGTGCAGGCTCAGCAGCATGCGTATGATAGTCTCCCGTGAGCGTTGCAGGCGCATGATGCTGAAGGTGTGGCGCACCAGCCAGCCCTCAACCTCAACGTTGTGCGCCGGGGCGCTGCCCTCAGGCCGCCAGCACTGCTGGTACACCTCAAGCACGCGGGCGCTGGTCAGATAGCCGTCAGGGCTGGTGTTCATGCAGCAACCTCCATTGTGATGATGACGCGCACCACCTTGGGCATGCGCCAGCCGTGCGGGTCACGGCGCAGATCGGGGCGGTGGCGTATGTAGCCATACTTCTGGCTGACGTAGGCGCGGGCCTCACGGCGGGTGTTGAAGACCACGCCGTGCATCAGGCGCTGCGTGTCACCGTCAAGCTGGTTGCGTGACCGCCACAGCACGCTCCACCGCCAGACCACGCTCTTGGTCACGGTCATACATCCACTTGTGCGCCGCACTCACGGCATTCGTAGAACCCGTCTTCATTCTGAAACCAGTGCCAGTCCTGACAGGGGCAGGCGCGGCGCAACATGTCATGCTGCGCCTGTTCACGCAGCGCAACGTCAAACATATCGTCAGCCGCGTCACCCATCAGTTCACGCGGCCAATTTCAAAGCTGCCGTCAGGCTGAATGATGGCCAGATACTCATGCTCATAGAGGATGATCAGTTCATCACGCAGGTAGGCTCTGGCCAGCGGCAAGAACACCGGGTCACCGGGGTACTGCATGGTGAAGGTGTGCTGGTTGAAGTTGAAGCCCGGCTGGGGCCGCCAGCCGCCGCCGTGGGCATAGGCGGTGTCTATCTGCTCACGCGCCGGGCGTTGGTCACGCTCACTGAAGAACGTGGGCAAGAAGCCCACCACGTCAGGGTCAACGCGGGGGTGTAACAATGCAAATTCAATCATATCAGACCTTCCTTTTGAGCCAGCCACTCGGCCACGCTGAACTCAAATATAGGCTCCTTTTTGCTGCGGCGCTCGCCCCGTTCAGCAAATCTTTTTGGTAGCCAGACGGCATCGGCCTCGGTGCCGTCTTCAGACACCAGCACGGCGTCAGGCGTCTCATGGTGCAGGTACAGCAACAGATCAACGTCAGCCATCAGATCGGCTCCGGGGGTACGGGTGGCGGCACGGGGGTGGGCGTGATCTGGCTGAAACTCTTGGGCAGCCACCAGACGCGCACGTTCTTGCGCTCCTTGGCGTTCTTGCCCTTCAGCGCAAGAACGTGGTTGTCACCACCCAGCGCCCGCAGGCGCGTTACTATCTGCCCACGGCTGTAGACCTTGAAGTTGGCGTCACTCAGGCTGTTCTCAAGGTGCTTCAGCCTGAAGTAATAGCGATGATCATCAGCGTTCTTGGCCTCATCGTCAAGCCACGGTTTGCCCAGCAGTATTTCATCACGCGTCTCAGCCTGCGGCTGGTTGCAGACAAAGTCCTCAAGTATCTCATGAAACTGGCCGCCAAGACCTACTTCCTCAGTGACTTCAATCTTGTTGATGTCACGCATGGCAACGGCCAGCACCTCATCCCACGCCTTCTGCGTCATGCCCTGAAAGCGCACAAACAGCCGCTCACTGCACGCGTTCTGGAATGCCTTGTAGTTGGTCAGGTTGGCGGTGGTCAGTTCAAGGCGGTGTTCACCCACGTCTAGAAACCACAGGGGCGGCTCTGTGGGCAGCACTGACATGCCCCCTATGATGGGCAGCATGTCAGTTGTGCCTGACGCCACGCCGTGCCTGCGCGTGCGGCACAGGGCACTCTGGCAATGCGCCACAATGGGCTGCTTCTTGCAGGGGTAGTAGTAGTCCTTCTGGCGCAGCCGCTTGATGATGTCAGCTATCTCGCTGGGTGGCAGCGGCTTGGGCTTGCAGTAGGCGGCGTTCCAGCGCACCAGAGCCTCTTCCCAATCATTGGGGTATTTCTTCTTGGCAAAAACGCCAAAGGCCATCATGCCCTCATTGCGCGCACCCTCACCAATGCCGGTCACGCTCAGGCGCTGCATGCAGGGCGGGCCATCCTTGAACTCAGCCTCACCGGCTTGCTGCTCACCGTCTTTGCTACTGCTCATGTACCGCTCAAGCAGCCACGGGGGCCGGGCGGCCATGGCCTCAACAAGGTCCATGAACTTGTCAGGCGGTATGCGGTTGCCTTCACGGTCAACGGCCCAGCGGGTGTCACCAAAGTAGGGCATGTTGATCCAACTGCCCAAGTCACCGCGCTCAAGCGCCACCTGCCGCTGTTTGGGGAATACCTCTGAGCCGCCGTAGCCTATCATGGCAGCGGTCTCCTGCAAGTACAGTTGCAGCGGCGTGGCGCTCACCGCCGTGCCAAAGAATACCCAGCCGTGCGCGGCGTCTGACTTGCTCCTGCTGATGATGACGGGGGCGTCTTCCTTGTCATACCGCTGGTACAGCGTCAATTCGCCACCGGGCAGGGGCTGGGGTGACCCTATGATGACGCCATACTCATCAATGTCATTGACGCCAAAGTAGCAGGTGTTGTTGTCCCTGATCGGTATGACACCCAGCGGCTCTACGCCGTTCAGGTGGTTGAGCCACAGCTTGAGCCAGTCAAGCGGTGGCTCATAGCGCCCCCTGCGCCGGGTAACGGCAGAACTCCTGATTTCTACCTTGCCACCTATGACTTCTGCCGTGGCCTTGTCTTTGTTGTATGTTCCGTAAGCGTCTGCATACCCTTCAAACCGCACCATGAACCGGCGCGCCAGTGCTTCATCTATGGGCATTTGCCTTCTCTTGAGAAACTGGAGTGTGGGGTGGCCCGCCACCAATGGGGCGGCGGGCTGGGGTCACGCAGCCTCAGAAGGCTCAGATTTCGTCAGAGGCGGCCTCACGCCCGCCGCCACCGTCTTCATCAGTACCGGCCTTGACCAGCCCGGCCTTGGCACCGTCATGCAGGGTCTTGCCAGCCGCCCTCAGGCCGGGGTCTTTGATGATGCCGCCGTCTGCCACCATGGTGACAAAGAAGCTGCCCTTGTTGTTCTCCTTGGGGGTGGTGCCCACAATGTAGCGCCTGAACCACGCGGGCATGGTCAGCACCTGCCCGTTGTGCAGCATGGGCCGCTGCGTCTTGGGGTCCACAATCTTGAAGCCCAGCATCATGGTGTTCCATTGCTTGCTGGCGGTGTGGCCGGTTGACTTGAAGGCAATGACGGCGGGCTGGGGTATGTCGTCATTGATGATGTTGCCAAAGTGGTAGCGCGTCTCAATCAGGTCATGCGCGCCGTCTGCGGTCTTCCAGATGACCTTGTTGGGGTCTTGCGGGTCAGCCATCTGCTTGGCACCCAGCCGCTTCATGCTGTCTTCAACCGTGCCCTTCAGTTCATGCCGGGCCACAAAGCCGCCGCCGTCATTGCGGGGCACCCACTCAACAATTTCCTTGGTCAGCACGCAGTGTTGAAACTCAAGCTGCGGCTTGCCGGTGCGCTCAGCCATGGCCCGGTCACCAGCGTAAAGCTGCTTGGTGGCCCGGTTGAGATACATGCCAGCCTCAGCGCCCTCAACGTAGGCCGGGTCACGCTTCTTGACTTCAGGGTTGAGGTCCTGAAGCAAGACCACGAATGGTAGAACATTGTCATCAGACGCCGTGCTGACGCCAGCACCGGCATTGGCAATCATTTCGTCAAGCAGATCAGCCGGTATCAGGTCACTGCCGTTCCCGTTCTTGGTTGTAGTCACGTTTGTTTTTGCCATTCTCTCATTCCTTTGCTTTGGTTATCTTCACAACGCGGCCAACCGTGCCGCCAATCACATCAAGCGGTGGCATGGTATGCCCACCTTCATGTGTCTCCTTCAGCCACTTGGTCAATGTGCCCCAGTGCACCGCACGCTTGCGGCTCACATCAGCCTGTTGAAAACGCTTGCGGCACAGGTCTTCAGCCAGCTTGGCGTCATCTTCAGCCCCGCGTGGGAACTCAAGCACCACCTGATTTTTGATCAGGTCACCGGCATCATTGGCCTCAAGCCACGCATAGCCGGGGTGGTTCTGGTCCTCAACAGGTATGGCCGCCTTGTAGTACGGCCCCGCCTTGAACACCCAGCCGCCCACCTCAAGCTTGCCCACCTGAGCGTCATCCATCAATTCAACAAGGTCTTTGAACACAATGGCATTGCGGCGGTCAGCCAGTTCTTTGATGCGGGCCTCATTCTTGGCGATGCGGTCATCTATGTCTGCCACCTCAGCCGCAAGCTGTTGCATGCGCTCTAGGGTGGGCGGTGCCCCCGGTAGACCGGGGGAGGCCGCTTGGGCTTCAGCCGCCAGCGTGGCGGCCAGATCATCATCTGTCATTGGGGGTGCCTATCCGTTGGGTTGACAAGAAGCATGGTACGCTCCCACCCAGCGGATTTGAAGCCCTTTAATACGTGGGCGCACGTTTTAGGGGTAAGCACCAAAAAAGATTTAGGTGTAAACAGTGTGAACAGTGTGAAAAAATCACGCGGGCGCATATCATATAAGGCTTTCAGCTTTCACACTTACCTATACGCTACACACACTTATAGGGGTTCAATTCCCCGGTTGACCCGCTTACCCCCCGTTTACAGTAACCGCAGGGGAGGTTACCGTAACATGATGCACCTAGATGTCCCCGCCAGCTACAGCCCCACCACCACCCCGCTCAACCACCAGCATGAAGCCCTGAGCATTGGCTGGCGGCGCGACTTCTTTGCCTACTTCCTTGAGATGGGGCTGGGCAAGAGCCGCATTGCGCTTGATGACTTCTTGCTGAATTACGAAGACCACCGCGTTGACGGTCTGGTCATCATAGCCCCAAAGGGCGTTTACACCAACTGGGCGCGCCAAGACCATGACAACCCCGGTGAGATACAGCGTTGGATGTGGGAAAAGCACCGTGACGCCGCACGAGTCTACATGTACCGCTCAGGGCGGCGGCGGGCTGACTATGACGTGCGCAGGTGGCTGCTTGACACCAGCCAGCCCAGCCCCCGCATTCTGGTGGTCAACACCGAGGCCCTCATCAGCACCAATGACGCGGCTGAACTGATCATGCAGTTCTGCAAGGCGCACCGCACCATGATGATTGTTGACGAATCAACCACCATCAAGAACCCCAAGGCCAAGCGCACCAAGTTGCTGCACAAGCTGGCGCAGCGCGCCGCCATGCGGCGCATACTGACCGGCAGCCCCAGCACCGGCTCACAGTCTGACCTGTGGGCGCAGTTTGAGTTTCTGCGGCCGGGCGTCAACCCGCTGGGCTACAGCAAGTTCGTGCTGTTTCAGGCTCACTTCAACAAGCTGGCGCTGCTGAACATTGGCCCGCGCATCATCAAGAAGGAAGTTGGCCCCGCCAACACTGAGGAGTTGCAGAAGCTGGTTGCCCTGCACAGCTTCAGGCGGCGCAAGGTTGACTGCCTTGACCTACCGCCCAAGGTCTACCGCTATTGGGAAGTTGAACTGTCTGATGAACAGGAGACGGTCTATAAGGAGTTGCGGGTATCTGCTTTGGCCAAGGTGGAAATCAAGCACCTCAAGACCTTTGCTGAGGTGTCAACCGAATTGGTTGTCACCCAGCTTATGCGCATGCACAGCGTGATCTGCGGCCACGTCAAGACCGATGACGGCATAGTGCGCCTGCTCAAGAGCAACCGCTTGGCCGCCGTCAAGCAGATCATTGAAGGCTCAGGTGAACAGGTGGTCATCTGGTGCCACTGGCGGCCTGACGCGGCGCTGGTGGCGCAGGGGCTGGCTGACACCTACGGGGCTGACAGCGTGGCTGAATGGCACGGCGGCGTCACGCCCAGCCTGCGTGAGATTTACGAAAATGACTTTCAGGCCGGGCGGCGGCGCTTCATGGTGGCCACTGACCAGTCAGGTGCCCGTGGCCGCACGTGGACTGCGGGCACCTTGGTCATCTACTACAGCAACGGCTATGACTGGGAAATACGTGAACAGTCAGAAGACCGCACCCACCGCATTGGCACCGTGGGCACGGTCACCTATGTTGACCTTGTGACGCCCGGTACGGTGGATGAGAAGATCATCAGGGCGCTGCGCGCCAAGCGCAACGTGGCCCATGCCGTGGTGCAAGACGGCCTTGAGGCATGGATTTGAATACCTGCGCTACCAACAGCCCCGAAGCCCCCCCGCTCAGGCGGTGGCGTCAGGTGTGGGTGGGGCGGCTCTTAACCGGGCCGCCCCTACTCAACGCGGATGCGCACCAGCAGCGGCATGCCGCCAACGTCACAATCCCAGCTACGGGCGGTCACCTTGTACATCTGACCGTCAACCACCACGGTGTCACCCACGGCCGGGTGTGAACTCATGCTGATTGACTTCACGAACCCATCTTCAGTGTAGAAATCTGTGGGTATGGCTACAGGTGCCTCTTCAGACATTTTTCAAAACCCTCACAGTTGACCGCACAGGGGCTTCAGGGCCTCTGGGGGTAGTCAGATGCCACCCAACCCCACAAACGCGTCTGGCGGGGCTGCCTGACGCCCCAGCGGGGCGTTTAAGAGGCGCTGGTGATCAGGTGTATGGTTGGTATGCCAAAAAGCAGCGCCACCAGCATGTATAGAGCGATCAACGCCGCCACCACCAGATAGACCTTCTGCACGTTGGCTGGCACCGGCAGGCTCACTGACGCCAGACCCCACACAATGATGGCCCCTATCAGGATGATAATTGCCACCACAATGGCAATGTTGATCAGGCCAAGCAGAAGACCAACTAGGGTCATTTGACCACCACCTCTCCCTCACTCCACGTGAGCACCTTGGTATTGTCATCAGATGAAATGTAGAAGGCCAGCAGCCCGCCGTCATCAGGCACCAGCACGCTGCGTGACATGGTGTAGCGCGCAGCCGCGCCGCCCAGCGCTATGCGGCCAAACTCAACAGGCGGCTCACCATCCCAACCGTACCCAAAGATGGCGTAGTTGTTGCCCTTCTGCTCAACGGTGACCTGAAACTCAACCGTGGCTGGCCCCGCCAGATCAACCCTCAGGTCACGGTTTTCAACCGTGGCCCACGGCCCCATGGCGCTGCTGAACCGCAACTGAAGATAGTCAGGGAGCATCACGCTGGTGGTGCCGTCAGTGAAGCCGCAGACCGTAGTGACATCCATCAGTTCACTGCTTTCACCGTGCCAGATGGCAAGGTGCGCCTGCGGCACGTTGGGGTAGCGGTGCAGGCACTCAAACTTGCCGTCCTTGATGGGCTGCGGGGCCACCAGATACAGGGTGCCCGCCGCATAGTCATGCGCCATCACCTCACACTGCTGGGCGTAGCAGTACACCAGACTGCCAATGGCGGGCAGCATAGGGCGCACGCGTGGGGCCAGTTCAGCCTCTGTGTACCAGTCAGCCATCTCAACGTCTTTGCCATCCACGTGATAGTAGGTCAGGCCCTCAGGGCCACCCCGGTCACCTATCACCCAGCCCTTCTGGCCGGTGGCCACCACCAGCACCGGGTCGTACAGCGCAATCATGGCAGCACCTGCATGGGCGGGCCGCCGTTGACCGTGATGACAAGCGCCTGCCCATCAGCCAGCGTGAAGGCGGCATGCACCGGGGGCGGTAGGTCAGCCTCTACCGGGGGAGGCCCCAGCGCTTCTGCTGAGATGGTCAGCGCGTGCAGGAACTTCTTGTGGTAGCCCGCAATCAGGTTGCCTATGCTGACGCCGTTTGACCATGACGGCACCTTGTGCTTGTCACCGTTGATGATTTCACGCGCCCCGTAGGGGTCATCGGTATCTGCATCAAAGTAGCGGGCCAGCGTCTGCGGCCCCTTGTCATCCTTTCTGAACATGCCGCGCTCCATGCCCTCAAACATGACGGCGGCGGCCAGTTCAGGCACCAGCGCCTGTGAAGCGGTCTTGGCAAAATCTACCGGGTGGCTGGGGAACAGCGGGTCAACCAGCGGCGTCATCTTGACGTAGTTGTCCTTCCACGTCAGTTGAACAAAGCCCCGCCCGTAGTATGTTTCCCCGGTCTGCGCGTCAGGCACGCCGTAGGGCATGCCTTTACCTTTGCCGTACTCCTCAATGGGCAGCATTGTACTGGCCGTCTCATGGATTGTAGTTGCCAGTTCATATGCAAGATAGCGGAAGTCTTGGGTGTGGCGCGTGTCTTCCCATGTATCAATGATGAACTCTTGGCCGTCCACCTGCCCTTGGTTCATCTTGCCGTAGAACAGCGTGTCACGCACCTCATCAAAGTAGGTCTTGCGCTCAAACCTCAGCATGGGGCGGGTCCTCCGGCTTGGCTACTTCCCTGAAGTGCACAGACAGAAAATAGAACAGCGCCACGCCCAGCGTGCTTTGACCCAGCCCCAGCACCAGATCAAGCCAGCGCCCGTCTTCAAACGCCGCCATGGCCAGCACCGTCAGGGCTGAGCCTATCAGGCCCAGCACAATGGTCAGTGAGTGGTTGCGCCAGATGGCCGTCATTGCGGTTTCTTCAGGTACTGGTCAACAAGGCGCTCAAGCCGGGCCGCGTTTGCCTCAGCCTGCTGTTCAAGGATGGTGATGCGCTCTTCCATCTTGCCCATTCTGGCCACGCTGTACTCTGCGCCGCGTGTTTCCATTATTGCCACGCGTGTCTCAAGCCTGACCATGTAGGCCAGAATGCTGGCACCACCCGCGCCTATGGCAACCACCTGCGCAACCAGAAAATAGATTAAGGTTGAATTTTCCCTCAGCCAAGACTGCGCACCCTCAGGTGCCGGGTTCTGAGGCGCGGCCACGGCGTATCTCCGACGCAGCGTTCTTTACATCCTCTGCATGGTGCGCTGCCTCATCAGCAATGCGCCGCATCTGCACCAGTTGGCCCTCAGCCGCACCAAAGGCCGCGCTGCGCATGGCCCAGATGTCTTGCAGGGCAGCTTCAATGTCAGCGTCTTGCACGGCGTCTGCGCCGCCACTCTCAAGCGCCGCGCTGATGGTGTCACTGGCGGCCACCACATGAAGGGTCAGCAGCACTGCCTTTTCACCACCCCTGAAGATGTGTTCGGCATAAGCCATGTAGGTCAGGTCTTCCGGGGTTTCTTTGGCCGCCTTGTGCGCTGCCCGCATGGCCAAGAACGCCACGCGCTGGCAGAAGACCTTGTTGGCAGCTTGCTCGATGATGTTAGCGGTTGGCATTGAACAGGTCTCCTATAGTCAAATCTTCATTGACAAGATCAGGCGCTGCCGTCGCAGGCGGGGGCAGCTTCTCAGGCACCCATTCATCAGCCTCACGGTCAAACCGCACGCTGTAGCCCGGCTCAGCCTGCGGCGGGGCCTTTGGCGTGGCGTGGGCGGGTATGATCCATTTGTCTGGCTCAAGCGGGCTGACATCAGCCCACTCAGCGCTGATATACGCCCCGGTTGCCCAGTTGTAATTGTAAATCTTCAGGCCCGCCATGGGTTCTCTCCCTTAATACTTGATGCAGGCCAACAGAGCGATGTTCTTGGGGCGCGTCTCATTGGCGGCACCGGGGTTGTTGCCCACGGTGACGGCGTGGTCGTGGGTGGCTGACGTGCTGATGGTGCCGTGCGGCACGTGGGTGTGCGCGCCCGCATAGTTGGTGGGCATGCTGATCTGGTTCACGTCATAGCTGGTGGCAACTGGTATGACGCCCGCCCCCACGTTGCTGTTGCGCTGGTCAACGTTATGGAAGTGGCTGCCCGCCGAGTCGGTATAGCCGTTGGTGAAGCTGTGGGCGTGCGCGCCGCCCGGCGTCACGTCAACGGTGTGGGCGTGGGTTTCAATGCCGTCAGCCTGACTGGAGCCGATGACGCGGCTGGGGTCAAGGTTGCGTGAATTATCCCACGCACGCATGAAGTTGCCGCGCAGATCAGGCAGCCTGAACGTGGTGCTGCCGTCACCGGGTGAGAACTTGCCCTCAGTCCACGCCGCGTCAGTGGTGCTGATATTGCTGCTCAACTGGGCAAAGCCCCACAGGCCCGCGTAGGTCACGCGGCTGATCAGGCCGCCATTCAGCCTGAGGAAGCCACCGGGCGGGTTGATGCCCGGCACCATCACCACGCCACCAATGGGAAAGTCAGTGAGGCCGCCGCCGCCCTGATCGGTAAACAGTGAGGTGCCGTCAAAGAACACCGTGGTGCTGCTACCTGCGGGCAACAGCTTGTTGATTGCGCCGTCAAGCGTCTCAGCGCCATACGGGTCAATGGTCACGGCAATGTTGCGCGCCACCACGCGTATCCACCAGCCCGGCAGAAGCGTGCTGATGGGGTCTATGGCCACCGTCTGCGCCGCCAAGCCGGTCATGTTGAACAGGGTGCCCCAGTCAGACAGGTGCGCCACCGCGCCGCCGCTGGCGTAGCTTTTGGCAAAGTTGCCCGCCGTGCTGTAGCGGTTGGTGGTGGGGTCTATGAAGCCACGCAGAATGTTGGCGTTGCCATCCCAGATGTAGTCTTCCCACGGTATGTTGACGTTGTTGAGCCATGACAGGCCAGCTATCTTGTAGGTGGGCGTGGCGCTGCCCATGTGCTGGCTGTGCAGGGCGTCACGCCAAGCGTTCAGGTCAGACGCCAGACCGGCACCAGACTTGCTGCTGGCTACGATTGTGCCAAAGTTGAACTGCGTCATATTACCAATCCCCAGCCTTTGGCCATCCAGTCAAATTTTCTGGCCACGCCTGTGGTGCTGTCTTTCAAGAAGAACTGCACCTTGAATGAACTTGTCGTCTTGTTGGTGATGGTAAAATACTCCCCGGTATTCATACCCTGCCCGGTGACTACCACGGCGGGCACCACACGGTAACGCCCACGGGGGAACGTTATTGTGGTGCCAGCCGCCGCTGACATGATGTCTTCACCCTTCTCAATGCGGTCCTGCATGTCAACATTCACGGTCAGCAGCTTGACGCTGGGCGTGGTCACAGACCTGATCACGTCACTGCCGGTGTCAACCACCTTCTTGCCGGTCAGTATCAGCCTGAACTCCATGGCCCATGCCTGCACGTCACTCAGCCTGACCACCTGCCACGGCCCCCACACATACGGCGCGCCCACCAAGCTGACCCTGAACTCTGACGTGATGCCCCACTCTGAGGCGTCAGTCTGATCAAGCGGATTGATCTGTGACAGGCTTGGCCACTTGGCCATGCTGCTGCCGGGGTTGTAGCCGTAGGCGTACAGGATGATGCTGAGGCGGCTTGTTATCTTTTCCCCAAGATCAATGCGGTTCTTGAAGTAGTAAGTGCCGGTTGTGGGGTAGTAGGTGTTGGTGGGGTCAGGCGTCAGGCGCAGTTCATCAACATCCTGTACGCTGACGCCTTCTTTGACGCCCTGAAACAGTGGATGCTCAACAATGCCCTCCACAAAATTCATTTGCGTGAAGCTGCCCACCAGACTGCTGATCATCTTGGCGTTCAGGCTGCTCAGGCCCCAAGGCTTCTTGGCCTTGATGAAGAACGTGCCGGTGCGCGTGGCAATGGTGGCATTGTCAGTCAGGCTGGTGGTCAGGCCAATGGCCGCATTCCACGCGGGTATGGGCACACTCTCAGATGCCCAGCGTATCTCGTAAATGATGCCTATGCCCGCCACGGGTGACCAGCGCAGAATAGAGGTATCACCCGTGATATTGATGCGGAAATCAGTCACGTCTGCCGGGGGCATGCTGTATTCATCAGTGGCCTTGGCCGCCGCGTAGCCCCACGTTGAGAACGTGCCGTCATCAAAGATGCAGCGGCAGCGCACGGTGTAGACGCCGCTGTCCAGCCGCCTGATTTCACCGTTGGTGACGTTGGGGCCAAACGCCCCGCCAGACACCCACGGCTCATCATCATCAGCGCCCTCACGGTACTGTAGCTGGAACTGACTGACCCTGCCGTAGGCGGGTGGCTCCCAACTGACTGACAGGTAGGCCCAGTAGACACCGCCGCCGTCAGCGTAGACGCCATCGCTGACCTTCAGGTTGCGCGGCGGCAGCGTGAACGGGTTGATGGGTATGCTGATGCCTTCAGAGTAGTCAGGGATTTGCCCGGTGTCTGCCTCAGCTATCTCAGGCGCGTCAGCCACCAGCATCAGGCGGTGCACAAAATTGTCTTCAGGCTCAATGCCCAGAACCCTGAAGATTTCGCTGTCTAGCGTGGCGTAGCCAAGGCTGAACAGGTCACCCACGGCGGGCATGGGCATGCCGGTGCCCACCAGCCCTATGGTGCTGTACTCACCCACGTAGCCGGGGTCTATAGTGCGCTCAAGGAAGCTGCCGCTGGCCAGCCTGAACCTGAACATGTAGTTGGTGGCACCGGCAAGCAGCGCGTTGATGTCTATGGTGACGGTCTGGGCGGCGGCGTTGATGGCCGTCACGCGCCCGCTGTACAGCCCGTACCTGAAGCTGTCATGGTTGACCCGCACCCGGTCACCCCGGATCAGCGGCAGGGCGTCCCACCCGGCATAGATGCTGAAAATGCCGGGGCGCAGAATGCGCTGGGCAAGGTGAAAGCGCCCGTGCTTCCAGATGCTGTCAACGTTAGTGACGCCCGGCATCTCAAAGCCTTCAAGCAGCGTGGCGTTGTCCTTGTTGTAGCCATCGTTGTAGACCACCCGCTCATCTTCACGCCAGCCCTTGGTTTCACTGGGGAAGCGCATGCGGTAGCCATGCGGGATTGGCTCAAGATCACGCTGCTCTTCAAAGTTCCATGAATTGCGTGGCGTGAACAACTGGCTGATGGGCACAGACTGCTCATCCCAGACAACTGACCATTTGCCGTCTTTGAACACAGGCATGGCGCGCCCGGCCGCGCAGATTTCAATGATCAGGTCATAGACGCTCATCTGGCTGCGCAGCACGCGGTCGTAATGCCACTTCTGCGCAACGCAGTATGACCACCATTTCTGAAGCTGCGGCAGATCAATCTGGGTGACCGCGTAGGGCCGCCTGTTGGCCTTGCACGTCAGCACGTGCCTGAACAGGTCAGCCGGGTTGCGTGACGGCACGTCATTCACCCAAGCGGTGCCGTTGAAGGCCACCACCCGTGACTGCACAACGCAGTTGTAGGTGTCCACAATCTGGTTAAGCTGGCCGCTGGCCCTGATACGCAGGGCGGTGACGCTCAGCGGCGCGTCAGCAAACCGCAGCGGTGCCCCGGTTCTGAAGCTGCGCAGCGCCGTGAACAGCAGCATATCAAGAGCGGTCCAGTTGGCGTCTACCCAATACTTGGTTATCTCAGGGCTTTCCTTATGCACGCGCACGTCATACTGCGCCGCTACCGGAAAGCTGATGTTGAACGTGCGCCTGACAGCCTTTTGTGTGGATGCGCTCACCTTCAGCACAAGGTTGCCTGACCATGCGCCAGCGGGCGCTGGGGGTATCTCGGTGGCTGCCTTGCGCCACTGAATATAGATGATGGCCTCACGGCTGCTGCGCTGACCCTCATCTGAAATGACGCCAAGGCCCTGCGGCCATGAGAAATCAAGGCCGCAACTGATGGTGTTGGTGGCGGTTCTCTTTTCAGTCCAAGGCGTCACCGTAGCGGTGGGGTAGCCCTCAGCATCCTTTGTATTTTTCAACAGGTCTATCTGAAACGGCTGCTCAAGAACATCTTTGGGGTACAGCGTTGTTGCCGTGTCGCTGGCGTAGCCGTAGCGGTGTTCAAGTGTAGCTTCAGGATAACTGCTGACCAGCGTCTCACCAATCTTGATGCTGTTGGCCTCAATGGCCAGCGCGCCGTAGCCGTTGCAGAACAACTGCCGCAGATACTGCTCGTCACCTACCGTCTCAGTATACGGGCTGGCAGCCAGCGGCGGCGTGATGCGGTGCCTGCCCAAGACCAGCGGCACAGGTTCCCACTGGGTGATTTCATTGCGACTGCCGATGATTGAGTAGATTTCTTTGCGGTCACTGGGGGTAGGGGTCTTGGGCTTGGGCGCGAACAGCTTGTTCAGCAAGAACTTCAGGCCAATGGTGATGCCCGCCAGCAGCAACTGGCCAAAAATGCCCATGCCCGTGAACAGGCCGCCCAGCACGGTGGGCAACAGCGCCGGTATGATGGCCAAGAACGGCCCCTCAGCCACCGGGCGGGCTACGCAGGCCGTGCCGGGCTTCAGCCGCACGCGGTCCCACATATGCTCAGGCACCTTGCTGCCATCCTGCAAGAAGATGGTGAAGCTGTGCCGGTAGCGCTCACGCCAGCCGCTGTCTTCAATGCTCAGGTCAAGCGCCTCAGTGATGCTCAGGCCCGCTGGCACCTCACAGACATGGCGTTCACCCTGAAGCGCGTGCTTGAACAGGAAGAACCTGACTGTGGTGTCAGGCCCGTAGATTTCTCCTGTGCGCGGCTCAAGGGGTTTCATGGTAGCGGTAGAACCCCTCCAACTGGGTGCTGAAGCGCAGGCCGTCGTAGCTTTCAATCACCGCGCCGAAGCGTTCAGTGTGTAGCATGCGCCCGGCCCCCACCACCACGCCAATGTGCGGGCGGCTGCCCATGTTTATGAGCGCGCCGTCACCGGGCACCGGGTCAGCCACCCTGACCCAGTAGTCGGGCCTGCCCTCAATCAGCCGCTTGATGATGATCTTGTCCAGAGCGCTGCCGTAGGCCCCGTCATAGCTTGGCAGCGGTATGCCCAGCAGTTCTGCGTAGACAAGCCTGAAAAGTCCCCAGCAGTCGGCCCCTGCCCGCGTGCGGCCCCCGTCTTGCCACGGTATGCCAACGTAGCCCTCAAAGTCACGCGGGGTGAGGCAGGGCTTCACGCAAACATGCCCGGAAAACCTGCCGGGGTGAACAGCCCAGCCGGTATTGGCTCATCTTCAGCCGCGTCAAGGCCAATCTCAAACGTCACGATGTCAGAGTTGCGGGTGTAGCCCCTGATGTCCATGATGGGGAACGGTATCTGCACAATGTCAGGCTGGCTGGCCGTCACGATGTCAATGTCACAGGTGCCGCGCTGTATCATGCTGGCGCAGAACGCCACCATGGCCCCGGTCACGTTTTCCACCATCAGGTGCATCCGGGGAGGCCGGTCTGCAACGTCTGTGGGCAGCCGCAGGCTCAGGGGGCGGTAGGTGTACGTCTTCCCCCGGCTGACCGTGCCCCAGACCAATTCAGGCTCAGTGTCAAGCAGCACGGTGTTATCGCCTGAGATGTACAGCACGTCATTGGTGTCAGGGTGCCGCATGAGTATCAGCGCCACGGGCACCTCAGCGCTTTCCTGTGAGTACATCTGGGTTCTGAAGTTGAGGCTGATGGTGGTCTTGCTCATTTCTCAAATATCTCCAGTTCCATGTTCACCGCCCAAGTGTTGCCGCCCAAGAAGCTGGGCTGCGGCGGCGCGCCACCGGCCGCAAAGCGGGCAATGGGGTTGGCCTCATTGGGGGTCAGCATGAAGGCTGTGGCGTGGTCGTAGCGCTCAAGCTGCGGGGCGGCCAGCCTGATGGTCAGGTCAATGGCGTGGCCAACGGTGGCGTAGATTTGAAAGCGCATAAACGTGCCGTTGACGCCCGCCGCAGGCATCTTCATTGACTGCTCGTAGCGCTGGCTGGTCAGCGGGTCATCGTCAAGCTGGTCAACGAAATTGACACCAACACCAGTGGTGTACGGATTGTCATACTGCAACAGCCTGACGTGGGTCACGTTGGTAAGTGACCCGGCCATCAGCCGGGCGTACAGGCTGGCGGTCCACCACTGGTTGCTGGCCGCCGGGATGGCAGTGCCGGTGGGGTGAAAGTATATTTCGGCTGAGTTGATGGTGCCTGACGCGGGCTGCGTGGGCACGCCCTGAAAGCGCACGTCAACGTAGCTGTAGCCCTCAACGCCAATGCCGGTGACGCTCTTGTTGACGCCATTCTGCACGCCCACGCCAGACCAGCTTGTGGGCAGCACGCCGGGGCTGCCAATCACCGCGCCGCCGTTGCCGCTGTTGGGCAGCCAGTTGCGCCGCCAGCCGTAGCCGAACACCGGGTCAGGGAACTCAAACGGCAGCTTGCCGTCAAGCGTCATGGTGCGCCAGAAGTAGCGAAAATAGTCAAGCTGCGCCTTGGTCATCTTCATGACGCCACCAACCCTGCGCGGCATGTTGCTGACGCGTGACCTGATCAGCGCCGGGCCAAGTTCAGGGTTGGTGGCCAGACGGTTGTCAGCAAAGCTGTCTTGGTAGCCGTCCTTGTCAAACTGCTGTGGCAGGTTGGTCGGCCAGATTTGGGGCATGTGGTCACCTCATCTTCATGCGCTCTTGCATGCCGAACTTGCCGCGCAAGGCATTATTG